CCCCCTAGTACTCTCTTGCTTACTGCCTTGAGATAGTTATAGGTCTTTACCATCAAGTTTGGAGTGTCCATTTTCTTTCTGTTGTCCATATCTATATAATTTAATAATTCCTATTGGTGCGTGTTCGTCACTTAGTACTATATCTACATCATCAAAGGTCATCTCATCTAAGTTAATAATGTATTCTAATTGCCCTAGTTCATCATAACACTCTATGATGCTCAAGCCATAGCCTACTAATCGTTGTAAATCATCATAAATCATTACGCTTTTCTTTTAGTCTTTCTTTTATATATTCCTTAACCTTTTTGATAGTTATGTATATATTCATTCTACTTATTTTGGTCTTTTTACTAAGGCTAGAATAGGTATATCTTTTGCCATCATTATCACCAAGTACATACAATCTAAACAGTTCTCTATCATACCAATACAATTCAGATAGTATATCATTTATCATATCACTATCTTGTATAAAATATAAATCTTCTGATTTTAGTTTTAACCCCAGCTTCATTATGTTGTCATTAAAGCTAACATCTGCGTAAGGTCTATTGTATTTGTAGTAGTACTTAGAAGTCTTTGAGTAGTAGCTATTTTTGCATAGCCTTATGAAGTACCATTTGATTTGCTTATCTTTTATAAGTTTTTCAAGCCTTTCTGTATCTTCGTATAGATACATAAATACCTCTTGCGTAACATCATCTAAATCTTTAGTTGGTATGAAGTTAGCAGCAGTATCTTTTAATTGTGTAAATAACTCATTATCAATCACATAGCATTATACGAAAAAGTGTGTATAAGTTTCTAGGTGTTGATAAATACTTATTCACATAGGTCTTTTAATTTCTCTTTGTAAGTTTCTATCAGATATTCTAAGTCTGACTTTGAGTATTTAACAGATTTGTGGCTAAGTGCTACTAATTGTTCTACTGCTTCTACTCCATATTCTGCTTCTAACTTTTTACCGAATAACCATTTTTCGCCCTCTGAATAAATATTACACTTTACGCATTGTGGCTTACAATTTGCTATTGTTTCATCGTGCAACCATCTCGTGCTGGTATGCTTACGACTTTGGAAGTGTCCGTTGTGCATTTCTTTTACGTGCTTGACTACACCACAAGTATAACACTCAACCATTCCACTATCATCAGCGTATGCCCATCTAATGTATTGGCTAAATACTTTATCTAGTTCTTTTTTAAGTTTTGCGTGTGTTTTAGCTTTCTTTGCCATTCTTTCTCTTGTTTTTCTAATCTCCATTCAAAGTATAGCGTAAGACCTGTATAAGCTATTCCTAAAATTAATGCTATTAAATATATTACTCTCAAAATAATTCTGTTTGGTTAATATCTTGCTTTTGTATAATACCCATAGCTGTATCTAATATAGTTTTACCAGCTTCATAGTCTACTAAGTTTCTTGCTAAACTCATTTTGTGATAACTGCCTTTATATTTTCTAAAGTCAAATTCGTGAAATTCTATTAATTTATCTACTTCACTTTTATTATTACACATAGATGGGTGTTTTCTTTTACTTAATATATTTGGTAAATTAAAATTTGTCCAATATAAATTACGACCTCTTTTATGTGCTGGTATTAGTGGCTCATAAAATGGTATTACATTTTCAACACAATATTTACCATTATAAAAGTGTTGTAAAAAAATTATTTCTTGGTACAATTTCATATCAGGATACTTCATTTTTCTTTTAGTTTTCATAGATTTTTGAAAAGATGAATGAGTTGGGCAAGGTGGACTACTCCATATAAAATCAAACTCTTTATAGTGGTCTAGAAGATATTGGTGTGCATCAGCTACTATTACTGTATCATTAGGGAACCTCTCTTGATATAACTTAGCTAGTTCTTCATCTAACTCTACTGCTGTAATCTCGTGTTCATCTCCCCACTTATAGCGATTACCACCTAAACAAGCATAAAGATTTAGTATCTTCATTTGATTTGTCTTGCTTTGTTAATAGTATTAGCTAGTACCTTTTGGTTTTCTTGATGCAACTGAAAATCAGTTTTTTGTCTATTTGCACGTTTGTCTATGGCTCTTTGCTTATAATCATTAATCCATACAGACCAAGTTCTAACATTAACAAATGCACTTGTACCTTGTTCAGCATTTCTTAAACCTTTATCAAATGCAAATCTTATTTCATCTAATGTTAAGTTAGTATGATAGTTTATTATGTCTTGATATAATAAATTTGCCATACCTTTCATTTGTTCTTTGTCAGGCTTTTGACCTAACGATGTGTAACACATACCAATTAAATTAATACTTTCTGATAAGATGTATTCTTCTTGTCCAGCTTTTAACATATCAAATATTCTCATTCTTCTTTCTTTTATAATAGTTTTTGCTTCTTATTCTATCGTTCATAATTTGTCTATCTGCTTTTTGGTCGTAATCATAACCCATCAATAATTTAAATGGTGAGCAAGTTACTAATTTCTTCTTAGTCATTTAACATCTCGTTTCTAACACTTTGCCAAGTGTCCATTACATTATTCTTTTTAGTTCCAAACTTACTCTCGTTCTTACTCCAAGTCTTTAGCCTACGTGCAATATCAAAAGTCTTTTGTAGTTCATACCTTAACTTAGTCTTAGACTTGTTTGGCTCTGTCCAATAGTCTATAAAGGCTTCTAACATCTCAACACTATACAGTTCTTTAAATGCAAAAACTTCCATTAAAAACTTATTAGTAACAGTATCTAAGTTACGTTTCTTTCTAGGCTTATCATCAAGCTGGTAAGATTTATAGTTTACAACAGTTATAAGAGAGTTTTTAGTAGTACTTGATATGTCTATATATCCTTGACTTTTTAATCTCTGTAATCGCTTGTAAATAGTAGAGGGTTTTAGGTGCAGTTCTTCACTTGCAGTTATCCTACCTGTAATAAACTCACCTACATCTACCTTTCTACCATAAACTACATTAGGTGTTGTGTTGGCTTTGAGTATGCACCACACAAATACCTTTAGTAGTTCTGCATCTGCGAATACTCCGTTGTCTAATATCTTACGATGTAGCTTGATGTAGCCTTGCATTACTTAATTAGTTTGTATTGTGCGTATCTTACAGGCTCTCCAAACTTATTCTCACTCTTTAACATTATAGTTTCTATGTCATAACCATCTTCTTTTAATTCAAAGATGCGTGTAGCTAATCTCATAATACTATAATCGAAGAACGCTTGAACAGGTGTTATTGCGCCTACCTCTTGCAAATGTCTTAAAATTTTTTGTTTTTGTGTTAATTTTGCCATAATAATTTAATTGTTTATTTATTCGTTTAATAGATATTTACGTATTTTTAATAAGTCTGCTATTGCCATATCAACCTCATCTAAGGCTTGTAACTCATTGATAGTTTTAAGTCTATCTGTTTGTGTCATATACTCATCAAACACTTTGTTAAATACATCAATGTAGTAAGGGTGCATTTTAGGATTTCGTATATAATCTTTATGCAGCTTCAAGTAGTGGTAATAGTTTGTTCTATGCTTACAGAAGTGTTTAGCAAGTTGTGCTGGTTTCATACCACACTCCATTAGAATATTACATATTACCATACGAGCCATTACTTGCTCACCTGTCTTACGCTTTACGTTAATTTCATCTTCTTCTACTGATATGTACTTAGATGTAATGTGCATCAGTAGTTCTATTTCTTTAGTTAAATTCATAATTGTTTCTTGATATTTCGTCTATTCTGTTTTTTAATATTGCATCTATTCTTTGTTCACAAATTTCATCTAATTCATCACCATCTTCATCTAAAAGTATATCAGGATATAAACCTAATGTGTACCACTCGTGTACTATACTCAATACTTCAATTTCAGATAGGTCATATTTTTTTATAATATCATATAACATTAGCTAGTAGTTTTATGGTTATCATCATCGTTTAATATCTTATAAATGTCAGGTTCTATTTCTTTTATCCTACGATAAATTGCCCTTACATCTTTCATTACCTCTTGCCTAGTGGTCTTAGGTACATCAACCCCTGTAACCGAAGTTACTAGGGATTGTGCTTTTTCTAATAGTTTACTTGTTGTCTTTTTCATAAGTCTGTATAAAAGTCCTTTTGATTTTGTTCGTACTCATAATCTTCTATCATATCAGGGTATGCTTCTTCACATTCCAAACATATAGATACTTCTTCATCATCTATTAATCGTACCTCGTTATCAGCACCACAACAAGAAGTTACCATATCAGTACAGTTATCTCTATCGGTTGCTAGTTTATATTGGTCGTAGTTCATAATTAAAATGGCATATCGTTAGAGTTATCTGCTTCAGGTTTCTCACCATTTAATACCCAATCGCTAAATAATTCAGCTATTTCAACAACATCTGCTGGTGAACCACCATTATTACAAACAAAATCTGTTGCATATTTAAGCGTAGATTGTCTTACAATCAATGTTTCTCTATCAGCATTGTTAGATGTATTTGCTTGTGCGCTACCATTTTGTTGGAAGTTAGATACTGATTTAATCTTAGGGTACTTACCACCTATAAATTCGTATTCAGTTTCTTGCCCTACTTCAAACTTACATTTATCAGTTTTACATAAGCATTGTCCTGTATCATCACCAATGGTAACTTCAAATTTATACATTAAGCCATACTGACCTTCCCAAGTTCCATTTGCTTGTACGTTCTTTACAATTCCTTTTTTAATCATTTTCTTAATATGTTAAGGTTATTACACCTATTATGTCTAGCACTATTAAAAGGGTGGCTAGACTTAACCCTAAAGCTATTGTTATCTTAGTATCTCTTTTCATTATTTATTAATTGAGTTAAACTTTTTAACATTTCTTTTGTCATTATATAAGCATCTATCTTACCTTGTGAATAATTCTCTAATCGTTCATTATTTTGACCTTTCCAATAGACTTGCTTATCTTCTGCATTTTGTAATAGTTCTTCTATTGACTTTAGTTTGCTTTGTATGTAATAGTTTACATCACCTAGTTTGACTTTCTCAACTTGTACTTTACAAGTGTTGTCATAAATTTCTTTGTATTTATTCATTGTTTTAGTTTTAGTGTGCTGCTTAATTGCAAACACAAGGCAAACATACAACTATTTTTACAATTCACAAAAAAAAGTTTATAAGTTATTAACAATTATAATGTTAATATATATAACTACTAGATAGTATTATATATTAATTTATAATAATATATATAGAGTATATTCTTGTTAGTGTTACTTCGTTGTTACGCTTTAAGTGTAAGTAACTGATTATAAGGGCATTAGGATATTTATAGGAAGTGTGCCATTATTCTTGACTACCATACAAGCTATTGCTGGTTTCTTTCCAGCTTTAGCATAAGCCATAGCATAACTCTCGTGGTCGATACCACAACCTACTTGACTACCAAAGATACGATACTTCTGACCTACATAGTGTTCAGTATAGCATTGTGTGTGTAGGTGTCCTTGTACTGTATTCATCATATCGGCTCTGCATTTAGTTCTTGCAGTACCAGCTTCCCCGTGAATGTATTGCACATCATCTTTTACATAGCGTTCTACAAAGTTCCAATTAGGCACTTCTAAGACATCTTTGTAGCTTTTAATCCATTTACTAGGGATTGCACTCGTTTGTGCCTTACGCATTATCATTCTATCGTGATTGCCTATTAATATTGTTGCAACAGGGAATGCTTCGTACCATTTAGCTATTTTGTTTATAGCTAATTCTAATTCATCAGCACCTCCCATACCATCAGCAGATGTTTCGTGATAGCTAGAATAATGGTTATCTATGACATCACCAATAAATACAACCTCGTTGCAGTTATGTGTGTGGTATTGTTCTAGGCAAAATTCTAAATAGCCATCTAAACAGAAAGGCTCGTGTATATCGCCAATGACTAATATGTT